TACACTGGATATTTTGTATTTGGGGTCTTTTGCTTTTTTCTCTCGCTCATATTGGGCTTTTTTTGCTCTTACCCTTTCTATGTTTTTTTCAGTCCAATTTTTACGATATTCATTTAAATGTTCTTTGTTTTCTTTTGACCAATTTTTAAAATAACTTTTTATTCTATCAACAACTTCTTTTTTAGTTCGGTATTTTTTATCGGAAACTGATTTACCCCCTTTAAATTTTCTACCAGACGGTCCAAACTTAGCACCATTTTCTTTTAGTATACGTATTACAGTTGGTTTTGATAAACCCATTTTTTCCGCTATTGTCGGAGAACCAAGTAACTCGACATTATATAAATGTAGCATTTCTTCTACTTGTTCTTTTGTTGGTTCTATTTTTTTCATTTTTACCTTTTTAATAAATATAACATTAATCCATAGAATCGTCAATTAACCATGAAAAATATAAATAAAAAAAGCGGGAGAAATCTCCCGCCTTCTTTATTTTGTTGTTTTTGAGTCTATTATCTCAATTCTCTTAAGTCAAATGAACGAACACCGTCAACAATAATTCTACCATAGAACCGGTTATTTACCATTTTTTTGGCGTAACGGGTCATGATACCCTTAATCGGGGTAAAGTTGAACGGATTGTACATTGTCGGAGTTAACTGGAGAGGTACATACGGAGCGTAGACGTAACCAGTATCTAAGAGAGAGGTTCCCTTGTGACCGAGCAACACAGTGTTGGGCGGGAAGTAAGGATCTCTGTAAACCTGATATCTTCCAGCTAATGTACCAACTTTCTCAATACCCATGTTGTACTGATCCTGTTCAGGGGCAGCGTTTGAAACGTGGAAGTATTCGAGATCGTCGAAGATAGCTGAGATTTCAGATGATACAACAATCCAGTTAGCGCCACCTCTTAAGGTTGACTTGTGGATTTGTGCTGAGATTTGGTTGATAGCGGTGATAAGGGTCTGGTTCCAATCCTTTTGGGTATAAGGAACAGCAGCGGTACCTAATCTCTTCCAACCATTGTAATCCCATCTTAATGTCCAAGCAGCGCCCTTTCTTAAATCTCTTAAGATTTCTCTGTCGATTTCGGCAGCAACTTGCTCAGATAAGAGAGCGGTTAATTCAGCCTCAGCATCAATGTTGTGGAAAGCCGCAACGTCTTGAGCGAGTTCAGGTGACCATTGTGCTCTTAACTTTCTTTCAGTTACTGAAACAGTTACTGACTGAAGGTCGAACGAAACTTCACCAATCTTGTCTTCGAATTCGAGTTCCTCGTAACGCTTCCAAGCAGCCATAATCTGACCACTTCCAGATTCACCTGACCAAGCGGCACTCGTAAGAGTTGCGCCGGAATAACCATCAATTGTGTTAGCGTTTTCGCATGAGATACAAACAGGAACCTGAGCATCAACTTCGAGGTAAATAATACCAGTCGGTGAGCAGATGTCATCGAAGTAACCACCATTTCCGCCAGTTGTAGTTCTGTTAAACGGAGCTTGAGTTTGTGTACCATACTGTACAATACCCTTACCGTATTTCTGAGTTACAACTCTGTAAAGAAGAGGAGTTACTGTTGCTGTACCTAATTGTGAAGCAACTGTTGCGTTTGACGTATAAAGAGTAAGATCTGACAAGAATGATTCAGTGTCCATTTCCTGACCATCAGGGCCGATAAGTTTACCAGCACCTACGGTTGTGAAACCTGAAAGAGCAACTAAAATCTTTCTGAATTCACCAGCGGTGTAAGCAGAAGCGATAAGGTCAGAACCGCTCCAAGCAACAGTTTGTGTGTTAGCAGTTACGATGAGGAATCTACCCTTTGAGTAATCGAAAAGACCAGCAGGATTTAATCCCGGCTCATTACCCTCATAGAAGAGATCATAAAGATTCTTTCCATAAGCATTTGAAGCAGGGGGATATCCAGTGTTAGGATCACCGGGATAGTTACCGGGAGAACCAACCGGAGCGTAGTGTTGACCTGAATCTGAGAAACCACCGGGAATAGCGGCATCAGCAGTAGCGCCGGTATAACCCTGAATTCTCGGAATAAAGTAGAATAACTTACCGATAGGAAGGTTCATGGCTTGAACTGATACGATATCGTTCGCCAAGAGTTTTGAGAAAACTCTTCTGATAATCGGGAAAACTACGGTTTCAAATGAACCGCTGTCAGATGTTGAAGCAGCTTCGTTAATAAGATGTGAAGCTTGGTTTTCATACAACTGAGCCATGTTTTCCTTTAAGTGACCTCTAAGACCCTCTAAGAATCCTAATTTGTCCCACTTGTTAATTGTGTCTTCCTTGATAACCTTAAGGTGCTTAAGACCAATGTTACCAACAAGACCGCTTTCTAATAATGCACCCATTGTTTTAATTTGTTTTTATTTAGGTTTATTTTATTTTATTCATGAGGTCTTTCATTCTCAAGAATTGCGGATTTTCATAAGTCTTAGACTCAATCAAATTAACCGCAGAACCGCTAGAAGGAGTTTTTTCAATTTTTGACTCAATCGATTCGGTTATTGGTGTTGTACCCTTGGAACTTAATTCCTCTTTTATTGTTGTGTAAAGATTTTTTGATTCCTTAATTGTTTCAGCGCCATCAAATCTTCTAAGAATGTTGATTTTTTCTTGCTTAGAAGTTGAATGTTCGGTGAAAAGTCTCGTTGCATAAGCAAGGTTTGAGTTAAATACAGCAACCTCGTTAAGTTTATCTCTGAAGATATTTAATGCTTTTCTGTACTCTTCGTTCTTTTCTCTTAAAGAGACTAATTCAGCATTCATTGCCTCAAAATCAAAATCTTCTCCGAGATGTCTTGGAGCAGTTCTAGGTTTTGGTAAACCACCTTTTCTAAATTTGCTACCCATACCCAAAGTTCTTGCTGCTTCTTTTGTTTCAATTTTCTTTACACCAGATCCAGATGTTTTTGTAGCCTTACCCATTTTTGGTGTCATACCAAACATTTTTCCGGTTGGCTTTTTCATAGACATCTTTTTTGGACCTTTATTTGACTTACTTTCAGGATTCTTGCCTTTAAACATTTTTGGTTTGAATGCTTCCTCTAAATCATAGGTTTCACTCATTTCATAATCATCGTCTGTTTCTTCGGCTTCCTCCGTCATATCATAATTTGTATCGTCCTCTTCATCTAATTCAATTTCGTAGACAATATCCTCTTCTTCCTCAGATTCCTCTGATTCAGTAAAGATGTCATCTAACATCGCATCAATATCAGCTTGTTTTTCAGACTCAGAATCGGTTTCATCTGCAAATGATTGTTCATGCATTTCTTCATTTTTTCTCATTTTGCGAACTCTATGTGATTTACGCATTGGCATTTTTTCCTCAAGTTCATCAAAATCAAATTCTTCTTCATCAGACTCATCATCTAAATCAAAATCAAATTCTTCTTCATCAGACTCATCATCTAAATCAAAATCATCGGTTGCTGATTTATTAATGTCCCATCTAGAGGAAGTTTCTTTATCAAACTTTTTTTCTGATTCGGGTGAATAATAAAAATATTCATCTAAATCAGCAGGTTGTTCATCAACGCTTTCGCCTAAATCAATTAAATATTCAACATCCTCTGAATCATCTTTTAGACGGATTTTATCATCTTCTTTTTTAACGATAATACCATCTTCTTCGCCCATAGCTTTAAAAACTTTTAAAAGTTCTTCTGTTGATGCGTTTGTTAAGTCCATTGGGACTTCATCTTCTACGTCCATGTCAAGACTCATTTCAGCGCCCATCATTTCTTCAGATTCATCTTCAGATTCGTCGCTTACTTCGTCTTCCATATCCATGTCCATTTCTAAATCGGACGACTCTTGCTCTTCATTATCATCAGAATCGGAATCCATTTCATCCGTTTCCTCTTCTGGTTCAGCCTCATTTAAAGACTCTTTTACTAAATCACTGATTTCTTCCTTCATAGTTGAAGCAAGTATTCCTTTTGCGTTTTCTTGGATAGCTTCTTCCAAATTTTTCATTTGAATTAAAGTATCCTCTACTAATGATTTTTTTTCTGACAT